GGTCGGCAGCGTGTAGTTCGTCAGGTCGTAGGTGACGGCCTGTGCCGCATTGGCTGAAGTCCCGTTGTACCCGTATGCCTCCACCAACTGCTGCCCGTAGGCGACAGATTCGGCCCACAGGACGGCATGCCGGTCGTAGCCGCCGTTGCCCTGCGCCTGATAGTTCCCGAACGCTTGGTACGCGTTCTCCTGCCGCAAGTTCCCAAAGTACAGGTGGGAGGTGCCGTTAGAACCCTGCGGGTAACTGATCGTCCACGTGGTCGGGGTGGTTGCCCCACCGGGCCATACGTCGTGGAAGTATCCGGCAGTTGTCGGCGGGTCGAACGGGTTGGTCCCCGAGTAGTCCCAGTCGACAGTGGAGAACGGTTCGAACCGGAACCTGCTCCCGTTCGGAAGACTGGTGTGGTACGTCGCCATGTTGATGAGGCGAGTTGCTGGGAGGGCAGGCAGGTTCGCCCCAGCCGCGTCGGTACGCAGGTAGTAGAACGAGTTCGGCCAAACTTTGGAACGGTCTGGCGAATATGCCGGGGTTGACCACGCAGGCATGGTCAGGGAATGGATCCGCCGAGGGTGTCCAACGCCTCTGCGACTGTTGTCGGCACGGTTGTCCAGTCACCCGGTGTGGCCGGGGTGTACGGAATGTCGGAGGCGTCAGGGATGCCCCGTCGGGCGTACCACTTGGTGCCTTCAAGGACGTAGCCAACCCAGTTCATGTTGCCGTTGATGGTGGTAGCACCGACGATCGTGGTGCCCGTTGGGGGGACGATCGTGACGTTGCCGTTTCCAATGTTGATGTACACGATTTCGTGGCCGGGAGTGGCGTCGGCGGGGAGGGTGCGGGTGATGTCGTTGACGCCGGGAGAACCACCGGTTTCAAGGAGGACAGTGCCGACGGGGGCACCGCCGATACCATCGTCGACACCCGTAAACGGAGTTTTGTAACTGATGCTGCTGCGGGCGTTGGCGGCACGCAGGTACTGGATGCCGGGAAGTTCCAGCCGGTTGTTGACACCTTTGACGAACATGATGCCCGTCAACCATTCTTCGGGGAGGAACGCGTCGACGACGACGATGGTGCCGGGGGGGACGGGACGGGTGGTGTCTTCGACCCACACACCTTCGACCAGCGTCCAGATCGTTTCCTTCGTAGGGTCCTGTACGCCACCAGACGCAAAGTAGGCGGCACATGCGACGGAGTCCCCGTCGACGGGATGGACCGTCCTGTAGTCCCCCCACGGGGTTTGGAAAAGCAACCAGTCGGGTCCCCAGACAAGGGTGGGGTCTTCGAACGGACCTGCCGAGATCGCGTACAGTTCATCTAGGCCGGGGCCGAACGCACCAGAGTAGTCGACGGTGTACACGTTGGTACTACCGCCACCACCGGTGCCAAGGGTGTTGACCTTAGCGACGATGTCGTTGATGTGGGCAGCACGGATACGTGTGCCGTCACCGGCTCCGGGGACGGAGTCGTCAACGACTGGGTACCACGTGGGACTGAACGTCATCAGTACTCGCCGTCCTCCACGTACCGGTGAATGCCCTTGAGGCCACCGGTCTGCTCCTCGTATTCGGCGGAGCCGTCGGTACGATGGATGAACTGGACGTAGAAGTCGTCGGTGCCACCAGTGAAACCGCGTGGCATCGGCATGTTCTTGTCGGCGGACAGTCCCTCGTTGTTGTCGCCAATCATGCGACCAACAACGCCGTACTCTTCGTTGCCAGTTTCGTTCTGTTCGGTGCGTCGTGCCATTGTTTGATCCTATCGCTATGCGCGGGTTGCGGTGCGGGAATCGGGCTGTTGGCCCATGCCGGATGCTTCGTAAGCGGTGACGCGTTCCAAGACTTCGCGCCAGTGGGGGAACCGGTGGACCTCTAGTAGAGCCTGACGGTCGATGGCACCGACGGAGAACAAGAAGTTCGCTTCTTCCAGCATTGCCTGTCGGGACACGGGGAGACCAGATCCGGCGTTGACGAGGATCTGGAAGCGGAGAGGGATGGCTCCCTTGTCGGACGGCATCGTGAAGTGGCGGGACCGGAGCGCAAGGCTGGTCCGTTCACCGGACTCGCCAACAATCGCCACCATGCGAGGTGCCGTGTAGTTCTGGACAATCAGGTTGCCCATCTTTAGGAACGCGTTCCGCAGCGTGTTCTCTAGGTTGCGGAGCGCCATGCGAACCCTGACAAACCCGGATTCCTGAGCGGCGTTCATAACGTCAGCAGAGTTTCGTCCGGTGGGGGAACCGCCACGACTGACCGCGTTCAAGCCGGAGATCCGTTCCATCTCCGAAATGTACGTGTCGATCATCTGGAGGTGGAGGGGGTGGACGGGCGGCGGCGACAACCATTCGACGTTGCCGCCGTCACCGACACGGAGCCGCTGTCCGGGCTTGTTCGTGATCGTGGACCGGTCGATGTTGGCTCGTGCGGTCTCCATCAACACCGGGTTGCCGAGCAGGTCAAGGTTGTGCTGGATCGCAGCGAACGTCCGGTTGAGCGCCATCTGGCAGGGGGCGAGGAGCGCGGCCATCGACTGGCCCCAGAACGATGCTGTGGTTTCGTGCTGCACGAACCGGGAGAACGGATGGTCGGCGTGGCCGTACAGGTCAACAGCATCAGCGTCTAGGAGAACCCGGTTGCCGACGACGACGACGCACCGCCACGACTCCACGGTCGCGGTCGGGGAGTACTCGTCGGGGACGGGCGACGGGCCATGCTTGTGCTGCCGCACCCATGCTTCAACAACGGTGACCTTGTCTGCGAACGCTACGTCCCCGATGGCGTCGCGAGCCTGTCCGGGCCGTCCGAACGCTGCCGGGGTGTTGGGGGCGGACTGGCCGTCGAACCCGGTGCCGGTGATCGCACCGGGGTTCGCCATGACACCGGTGGCCTGCGGGTTGTCAGGGTCGGTCGGGTCGTCGTTGTCAAGTGCGACCGGGTTCAGTTTGTTGGCGGCACCGGGGAACCGGCGGTCCAGTTCCTGCATCGACATCGTACGAACTTCGATGTAGTAGTTGCCGTCGTTCTCGTCGGACGCGTTGGGGTCGGGATAGAAGTTGTACGGGTTGACCCGGTTGATGCGGACGTTGCCCAGTCCGCCGTCCAGCGACTGGTCCCACGTGGTCTTGAGGACACCAGTCCCATACCGGTACGCATCCCATGTGCACCGTTCAATCTCTTTCTCCGTTGAATAGTTGTGGAGAACAGATTCTGCGACGGTCTGGAGGTCCCAACAGTTCTGCTGGAAAAAGTCGTAGTTCGACGACATCGGCATCATTGCCGGGGCTGCTTCGAAACTGGGGCGGGAATCTCCGATGTAGGCGACGAGGGTAGCGAGGATCGCGTACGCCTCGGGGATTTCGGGGGACGGCAGGTAGGAGGCCCGTCCGTTGAGCCATGTGCGGTTCGACAGGATCTGGTCCCATCGTCGCCAGTCCGCGACGCGGTTCCGACGGTTGGTGCGGGCGATGGAGAACAGGTGGTGCACGTGGGACGCGAGCCGCTGTTCCTGTTCTGACACCTGTGCGGGAAGTTCGAAGTTGGCGCGGACCCCCCGGCCCGACAGATGCTCCGCGTAGAACTTCTGGTTGGCGGGGGACGGTCGGCCTTCTTTCTTGGCGACAGCGTTCCGGGTCGTACCCACCGGCGAGGGTGGTGCGGGGAACATCTGAACGTCGGCCATCACATCATCCTAGTCGTCGATCCCGGCGGGCTTGGTGTCTTCGGCCGACCCGGTCACATAGTTGACGTCGTAGCCGAGACGGGCCGACGCTTCCTCCGACTTGATCTTGAGGGCGTCGTTGAACTGGTTCATGTTGGACACCGCTTTGCCGATCGGGGGCGCCCACTGTTCCTGCATGACGGGGGCTATCTGGAGGTTCCAGTCGCGTCGCATTTCTTTGTTGCAGACCGGACAGTTGGGAAACATGGCGTCTTCGTACTGGCGGATAGATAGGTGCGCCAAATGTTTCAGGTCACAGTTCCGACACCGGTATTCGTAGAGTGGCATCAGTTTCCTCCGTTGATAACAGAATCCCAGTAGTCAGGGTCTAGGGCTTGGGTTTGGCTGGCCCGGTTCTTTGGTAGCAGGGGTTCTACCGGGTTGGATCCGAACGGGTCGACTGCCGGTTCGGTTGCGGACGCGATGCACGCGATGGCGAACGACATGACAGTGTCGTCGTGGCCGCGGTCGGATGCTGGCCCGTAGCCGCCTTGTGGCAACGTCACATAATCTCTGAGTTCGGTAAACGTGTGCGGGTCGTGAATACTGATTTCTTCGTCGACAATCAGTTTCAATAGGTGACCGATCGCCCATTCTTTCGACTTGAACGTGGTGTTCCACCCGTAGACCTGTGCGACGGCACCGGGGTTCTTGTCGGCCCATGACGCCCGGTACAACTTGGGGTAGTTCATCTGTACCAACCGGCCGATGGTGCCGTAGCCGGGGCCGGTCGATTCGGACGCAATGACTGCTTGGTTGTAGTACATGCCGAGTTTGGCGAGTTCTTCTGCGAACGTCATCGGGTCGACGCGTCCACGCCAGATTGCGACCTGTTCATAGTTGCGGCGGTTGATGACCTGTCCGCACGCAAAGTCGCCGCGGGTGGTGTGAGTTGGGTCGCCACCCACCATGTACACACCCCATTCCTCGTCGATCGACGGCCACCGGAAAATGGTGAGGGGTCCACTGATGTCGTCTTGGAAGCGGACACCGTTGCGAACGGTGGTGTCCCGTACCAGCCGTCCCGGTCTGCCCTGCTTCTTTTCGTACACAGATGCGAGTTTCTGTACGGGGAACACGTTCAAACCGGTCGACACGAACGCTTCTTCAGGGGTTGACGGGTACTCCTGATGGAACCGGTGGATGTCGTTACCGGCAAGGTTGCGGATCGCCCACCGGCGCCAACCCAACCGTTCTTTGTACTCGTCGGCGGGGATCAGCGACGCCAACGCTTTCTCTTCGGCGTCGAACGGCGGGTTCGCGGGTTGCAGGTTGATGTGACCGGCGTGGTACTGCGGATGTTTCCACCACGGAAAAAACATGGGGACGTAGTCGATGTCGCCCTGCACGGCG